TGAGGTTCAGAAAGAATTTCAGGATGATAGTTTTAAATTTACGTATGATGAAAAAGGTATTGTGCGAAGCATTAGTTACGACGTATCGGGTTTATGGCCAGAGGGGAAAAATGTTGCCGAAATTCCTGACTCTGAAAAAACAAAGTTGGTAGATGTTAATGGTGGATGGGTTTTCGATGGCGAGAATATCATTCCTAGAGAGTATACAAAAGAAGAAAAGGAATCGCTTATAAATGACGAAAAAGCGTATCGAATTGCTGCTGCATCAAAAATCATTGCGCCTCTTCAAGATGCTTTAGATCTTGAAATGGCGACTGAGGAAGAAAAAGCGAGATTAATGTCATGGAAAAAATACAGAGTAATGCTTAGTCGCGTCAACCTGGATGAGCCATCATGGCCCGACACTCCGGAATGATTGGTTTCGTATGTAAATAATCCTTTTTGACATAATCTGTAAATAAAATGCATCCTAATCGAAATGGATTCTCCATTTTTTAGGATGCATGAAATCTAATAAATAATGTCAAAATCATTGTTTGGCTGACTTTATTAAACGGAATTAAGAAACTTAAATCTGCGCAAAAATCATTCACTATCAAAATTTTGTCATTAGAGAGTCTGGCCAGACAGTATCTACATTTTTCGATAAAACGACACATTTATTAGGTGCTTATCAGCTATCTGAGCTAAATGTCTCACTTTAGCATTATCACTTATATAATTAGGAAGAAGTTCAACCCTCCAGTCAAATGCAATTTTGTTAATGTCCTTTAGAATATCTTTTCGATGCGCTTCTGTACTCGCTATATCAGCATTGTGCTTTTTTTATATCAAAAACCCAATTAATCCTGTCTTGTTTAACATGAACAGGAGTTGACTGATTAGGTAGGGTTCTGGTGGAGTCGGTGGTAACGAGCCTCAGTCAGGGCAAAGCAGCAGTTTTAGAAGATATCTTTCTGCATCAAGCGGTACTCGAGCAGCAAGTGGCACGGTATTTAACTACGGAGAGAATCGCTTACTTTCAAACGGCGGCAGTGGTCTTAGCAATAGTGGCAATCACATGAGTGTCAGAGGATCTGCAGGAACCCCAGCAGTTACCTTAAGCTCGGGCTATGAGAGTGGAGGCAGTGGCACATCGTTTTTCTTTCAAAGGGGAAATCCTATTGCTAAAGGCTCATTTTTGTCCGGTGATCCCGGCGCGTTTGGATCAGGCGGCGGCGGTGCATTTTCTGTTAGTAATTCATATGCTCAAACTGGAGGAAGCGGTGGCGATGGCATTATTATCAATGAGGAGTATGCATGAAAAAGTATGCACGAGTTGAAATAAAACAGCGAGATAGCTATATTAAACGGAAAATGATATAGCGGAGTTATTTCACCCTTTTATTCAATAAGATGATTTTACAGAGCGTGAAGTCAAACCAGAAGAAGGATGGAAGTAAGAAAAAAGTATATTCATACCGCTCAGGAAAAAGACCGCTTTGAAAGAAAGACCCGCGCCTGCGGGTCTCAAATTAAACATTCATTAATATCAAATTGATACGCAAAAAATCTTATAATGACTACCAGAATAAGACTTAAAGTCATTATGTATTGCATCAATAAATTTATGCATGAATATATTTTCCAAGTGATTATTAAAAAATAAAACTTAAAGATCAAACATGGCAAGATTATTTTTTTAACTATGCCTGGCTGAATTATATATTCACACTTATTGATTTTTGATGGGGGAAATTTTTTCCAGTCACCATTCGACTATGAGTAAGCCTGGCTGCCCCACAGCACCTTTACCGTTTATTCCTGTTGACCCGCCTGCACCGCCAGCACCATAACCATCGCCAACGTAACCATTTTGCCCTCCAGCACTCCCATCTCCCGATGAACGCACTGAACCACCACCGCCACCAAATGGGCAAGATGCACCAGCTCCACCTCCGCCTGACCCGATGATTGTAGCATTTACGCCGAGGTAACCCGTTCCATCGTTACCAGAGCTTCCACGAGGATAACCTCCTCCGCCCGCTCCGCCATACTGATTAGAACCACCACCACCAGGATCACCACCCTGACCGGCGATAAGGGTCAAATAATTGCCAAAAACAGTATTGCCACCAACTCCTCCAGCTTTGCCATCGGAGTTTACTGACGTGGTTCCACCGGCACCACCAGCTCCGATGACTACATCGATCGTTTCTCCCGGCTTAACTGTTATGGCGCGCTTAATAACTGACTGTCCAGCGCCACCGCCACCGCCGCCACCGCCAAATTCACTGGTGTTTGTACGACAACCGCCACCGCCACCGCCGCCTCCAGCAGCGCATCCGGATAAGTAGACAGTGCTTACGCCATCCGGGACCTGGAACTTGCCGTTACTCGTGAATTGTTTAACGCCTTGAGAACGTGAAATTTCATTTTGAACCGCCTCTACAAAACCGAGGTTTCAACGAAAAATTTTTTAATTATGAATTTTAAAATAAAATCATTAATATTTTTTAAATGAGATTCTTGTGAGGTGTTTAAAGTGAAAAAGTAATACTAACTAAAATGCCCATCCAATATAGGTGGGCACGTATTATAAGATTTCAACAAGTTATTTTTTATAATTTAATTTTTTAATCTGGACTGTCAGGCCATATAATACTTGAATCTTCTTTGATGTCCATTTCTTCCAGTGTGTCTAAGTAGTTTAGCCAGAGGTTATACCTTTTAATTTCATCGTCACTTAACCTTCCGAGAGAATATTTACCAGCCCATTGCTTACTATTAATGAAGTCAATAGCTGTATTTATAAGGAATTTCTTTTGGTTCTTTGCAGTTTCAACTTTCTCTTCTTTTGTGGTCGGAGAAAGGTTCTCCCAAAAAGGTAGTCCATTTTCTCCAGCACTACGATGCATGCCTTCCGGAGAAAGACCACTAAACTGCTTAAAAACCTTATCCTCAACTTCGATGCCATCCTCTGGCCATGAACCTGCTCGCTCATAATCTGAACGTAAAGCAACCGGATAAAAATGCATTGTTTTTTGCACTAAAAATGTATTTATTCATTCATTATCTCCCCCATGCAGCCCATTTGCAGTTACTATTGACGACGCCATTCACTTGAGTGCTACCACGCGTTAACGTACATATATTTGAGGCAGTAAAACCAAAACGATTTGGCGATATAAACTGAAATATTGTTGTTGTAGTTGAATTCCCAAAATCATGCGAGTTAAGTTCAATAAGTTCGGTGGGAAATGGGATGGGAAACGTAACATTTGCCGTTGGCATTGTGGCATTAGTGATTGAACTTATGCCCCATTGATATATCAGGCCATTTGGCCACTTTACCCAGCCATTGTCTGAGAAATTAACCGAGTAATCACTCAGCCTTACGACATCACTTAAACCGAGGTTTCAACGAAACAAATCCCTGGCCCCTGTAACCTGCACAATGGCAAACTCCCCCTCTTTTACCAGAGGAAAAACGATGCTGATTGGCTATGTCAGGGTGTCAACAAATGACCAAAACACCGATTTACAACGGAATGCCTTGCAGAGTGCAAATTGTGAACAGATTTTTGAGGATAAAATCAGCGGTAAGACCAGCGAACGACCAGGCCTAAAGCGGGCGCTCAGGACGTTAAAAGCGGGTGATACCCTGGTGGTGTGGAAGCTGGATCGGCTTGGCCGCAGCATGCGTCATCTGGTCATGCTCACTGAGGAGCTGCGTGAACGTGGAGTCAATTTCCGTAGCCTGACAGACAGCATCGACACCAGCACGCCGATGGGACGTTTTTTCTTTCATGTGATGGGCGCTCTGGCGGAAATGGAGCGTGAATTGATCGTTGAACGCACGCGAGCGGGCCTCTCCGCTGCGCGAGAAAAAGGACGCATTGGTGGGCGGCGGCGCATTATGACGCCGGACGTCGTGGAGCGGGCAAAAAGAATGCTGACGAACGGCGCCACACGTTACCAGGTGGCACTGGTGCTGGATATTTCTGTCAAAACCCTGTATCGCTATCTTCCAGTCAACGCCGCTAAACCCACCGATCATAGTAGTAACTAACAGGAATAAGCGATGTTATTTGCCGTGCGTTTTTACGATCGTGCCGACCGGGCTGATATCCGTAAAATCTATATGGACGCTCATCTGCAGTGGCTGGAAAGCGTCAGGTCAGGCGTACTGATTGCGGGCTCCCTCAGAGAGCATGCCACGGCTCATCCCGATGGTGCGTTATGGATTGTGGAAGCCGCATCCAAAGAAGCCGTTGAAACTCTCCTGAAGCAGGACCCGTTCTGGCAAGAGGGGCTGCGTCAAAACGTGGATATCCGGCTCTGGAGTAAGGCTTTTGACAGCCCTGTTACCCTGTAAATTATCGCCGCTGTTTAGCCACGCGCCAGCAAACCGCAATCGCATGCATCCTTTCTGCTGACCTGACACTCTGAGCACACCCTCAACACGGAGTGCTACAGATGTCTGATTTTCATCACGGTGTCCGCGTCGTCGAAATTAATGACGGCACACGCACCATCTCGACTGTTTCAACCGCCATTGTTGGCATGATCTGCACCGCAGAAGATGCTGATGCAACGGCGTTCCCTCTTAACACACCTGTTCTGCTGACCAACGTGCAGGCAGCCATCGGCAAAGCCGGTACCCAGGGCACCCTGGCGGCCGCGCTGCAGGCGATTGCTGACCAGGCGAAGCCAGTGACTGTCGTGGTTCGCGTAGCAGAAGGCGCGAGTCAGGCGGAAACCACCTCTAACCTGATTGGCTCGACAGACGCGAACGGTAAATACACCGGCATGAAGGCGCTGCTCAGCGCGCAAACTCAGCTGGGTGTTAAGCCACGTATTCTGGGCGTGCCAGGGCTGGATTCGCTGGAAGTGGCGACCGCGCTGGCCAGCATTGCACAGCAGCTGCGTGGCTTTGCTTACGTGTCCGCCTGGAACAGCAAAACCATCTCTGATGCCATGAAGTACCGCGAAAACTTCAGCCAGCGTGAGCTGATGGTCATCTGGCCAGACTTTATTGCCTGGAATACCGCGACCAGCAAATCTGAAATGGCTTATGCCACCGCACGTGCGCTGGGCCTGCGCGCCAAAATTGACAACGATACGGGCTGGCATAAAACCCTGTCCAACGTGGGCGTCAATGGCGTAACCGGCATCTCTGCAGACGTTTTCTGGGATCTGCAACAGACTGGCACCGATGCCGATCTGCTGAATGAGAAGTGCGTCACCACGCTAATCCGCAAAGACGGCTTCCGTTTCTGGGGCAACCGTACCTGTAGCGACGATCCGCTTTTCGCGTTTGAGAACTACACCCGTTCAGCGCAGGTGCTGGCCGATACCATGGCGGAAGCGCACATGTGGGCCAACGATAAACCGCTGACGCCAGTGCTGGTACGCGAAATCATCGCTGGCATCAACGCGAAGTTCCGTGAACTGGTCAGCGCTGGTTATCTGCTGGGTGCGAACTGCTGGTACGACGAAAGTGCGAACGATAAAGAGAGCCTGAAGGCGGGCAAACTGTTTATCGATTACGACTACACGCCGGTACCCCCGCTGGAAGATCTGACGCTGCGTCAGCGCATCACTGATACCTATCTGGCGAACTTCGCCGCATCCGTAAACAGCTAAGGAGCCGGATAAATGGCACTGCCACGTAAACTCAAGGGGTTAAACCTCTTTAATGATTCAAACAGCTATCAGGGCATTGTAACCGCCGTTACGTTGCCGAAGCTGTCACGCAAGCTGGATACCTATCGCGCAGGCGGCATGAACGGCGCCGCGTTTATCGATAACGGCCTGGACGATGCGGCGCTCGATATGGAGTGGACGCTGGGCGGTATGGATGAGCTGGTACTCAGCCAGTGGGGCGCAACGGCCAACGTTCCGTTACGTTTTACCGGTTCTTATCAGCGCGATGACACCGGCGAAGAGATTGCCGTTGAAATTGAAGTGCGCGGTAAGCACCAGGCGTTTGACTTCGGTGAAGCCAAGCAGGGTGAAAACGCCGAAACCAAAGTCACCAGCAAAAATACCTATTTCAAACTGACCTGGAATGGCAAAGAGCTGATTGAAATCGACACCGTCAACATGGTGGAGAAGGTCAACGGCGTCGATCGTCTGGAACAGCGCCGTAAAAATCTCGGCCTGGTGTAATAACAAAGGCCAGCGCGTTCTGCGCTGGCCCCTCTTGATTGAGATGGAGAAAAAATGGAACAGCTGGATAAGCCGGAACAGAAAGACAACCTGGTGGTGCTGGAAAGCCCGATTTCACGCGGTGATGTAGTGATCGCCCAGGTCGAGCTGGTCAAACCGAACGCCGGCGCGCTGCGCGGTGTACGACTGGCCGAGCTGGCCTCGTCCGATGTGGATGCGCTGTTGATGGTGCTGCCCCGCATCACGATGCCTTCGCTGACCAAAGCGGAATGCAATGCGCTGGACCCGGTTGACCTGATTGCCCTGGGCGGCAAGGTGATTGGTTTTTTGTCAGCGAAATCGGCCACGTAAGCTGGCCCCGCGATATGACGGTCAATGATCTGATGGCCGATATTGCCAGCGTTTTTCACTGGCCCCCCTCAGAAATGTATCCCATGTCGCTGGAAGAGTTACTCGACTGGCGGCATAGAGTGATGATCCGCAGTGGAGTAACCTCAGATGAGTAACACGCTCAAGCTGCAAGTGCTGCTGGAAGCGGTTGATCGGGCGACGCGCCCGTTCAGTGCCGTGCGTAAAGAAACAGAAAAACTGTCTGCGGATATCCAGGAAACGCAGGACCGCCTGGATGCGCTCAACGCTAAATCCGCGCAGATTGAAGGGTTCCGTGCGACGCGCAAAGAACTGACGCTGACCCAGCAAAATCTTAAAAATACCCGGGCAGAAGCGGCAGCACTCGCCATTCAACTTAAAAACACCCAAAACCCCACCGCGGAACAAACGCAGGCGCTGGATAAGCTGCGTCAGTCGGCTAACGCGCTGCAGCAAAAAAATATCCAGCTGCGTCAGTCGGTACAGGAGCAACGCCAGGCGCTGAATGACGCCGGGATTTCCACGCGCCGGTTGAGCAGTGAGCGCCGGAAGCTGAACCAACAAGCCGAGCAGACGACATCCACCCTCAATGCGCAGGGTCAGTCCATGGATCGGCTGAATCAACGTCAGGACAAGCTCAACCGCATACGCGATCGCTACCGTGCCGGCATGGCGCTGGCAGATAACGTGCAAAGTGCCAGTTCGAAGGCCAAAGACTTTGTTGAGAAGGGCCGAAAAGTCATTGGTTACCTGTCACCTGCAAATGAGGTTGTGCAAGCCCGCGCGGCGATTACGCAATCGGGTGGCTCATCGGGAGAGGCAAAAGCTGCAGCACCGGCAGTGGCTAACCTTGCAAACGCGACGCAACGTAGCATGCAAGAAAGCGCGTCTTTGGTGCTCAATATTAAAAACGCGTTCGGCATTGCAGATGACCAGGTTGGTCAGTTAGGCGACGTGCTCTCATCGACCTTTGCCAATAAAAACCACCGATTTTACCGCGCTTAAGACGGCGATGGTCGCTGTAGGGCCAGCCGCGAAGGACGCCGGTGTAAGCGTCGGTCAGACCGCGGCCATGATGGGCGTGCTGGCAGAAAACGGCATGACGGGCAGCCAGGCCGGTGCTGGCGTCAGCGCCATGTTGACACATGTTCAGGCACCGGACGCCAGCGCAGACAGCGCTCTGAAAGCGTTGAATGTGCAAACCGCTGACGACCAGGGCAACAACCAGCCCATTTTCGCGGTGCTCGGTCAGGTACAGGCGGCGTTTGAGAAAAATAAACTCGACGCAGCTCAACAAGCCGCTTATCTGCAGGCCATTTTTGGTGAACAGGGTGCCGCCCCTGCCGCAGTGCTGATGAAGGGCGCAGCCAGTGGCCGACTGGATCAGCTGTCTCAGGCGCCTGCCGCGCAGCCGCCAGCCGCAGACGCGTCGGTTGATACCAGCCTGCAGGCTATCACTCAGGATGGCTTGTCCGTACAGTCCGTACTGACCGGCGTCATGAATATCAATCCCCAGCTCTCGGACAGCCTGCTGACGCTGGCAGCCGGTGGGCTGACGTTGGTGGATTCACTGGCCAGCTTGGGGAACATTGCCTGGCCCGTCATTAGTGGGCTGAGCACCATCATGGCGGGTGTGGAGCTGCTGGGCAGCGCGTTTGCCATCATCGGTGGCGCGATTACGGCCACGCTGGGGGCGATTACGCTACCGGTGGTCTTGCTTGGCGCGGCTATCGCGGCGGGCGCCATGTTGGTTTACCAGTACTGGGAACCGATTAGCGCTTTTATCAGCGGCGTTGCTGAAGGTTTCAGCGCGGCGATGGGGCCGATAAGCGACGCGTTCGCGCCGCTGAAGCCGGTATTTGACTGGTTCAGTAACAAAGTGTCCGAGCTGGGCGCATGGTTCTCGAAGCTGCTGGAACCCGTGAAGTTTTCTCAGCAGGAACTGGCTTCAGCAGGGGAGATGGGACAGCGCTTCGGCAACATGCTGGCGACAGCACTGAAATTGCCTGGTGAAGCCCTTAACCAACTGCGGGGCGGCATTGACTGGGTTCTGGGCAAACTTGGCATCATTGATGAGAAATCTGACAAGGTGAAAGACAAGCTGCCACCGCCCAAAATGCGCGAGCAGGATGACGAGGATGAGGATAACGCGGATGCCCGTCCGGCTGCCTCTCGCGCCAGCCTTAACAGCACGCTCAATCAGCCTTTGCCCTCGGTTAACAATTCAAACGTGGATAACCGTCAGCACACCGTAACCAACAACATCTATGCGACAGGCGACCCCCAGGCGATTGGACAGGCCGTTGCACAGTATTCCACGGCATCGCCGTGGTCCACGGCTGATAGCAGCTATAACTCCATGTTTAGCCGGGATTAATTCACCATGATGATGATATTAGGCATGATGCCGTTTGTACGGCAAACCCTTCCCTTCGACAATCTGAAGCATGACGTGGGCTATCGCTGGGCAAAAAACAGTCGCGTAGGGCGACGTGAGTCGACCCAGTTTTTGGGTGCCGGTGACGATAAAATCACCCTGTCTGGCGAGCTCCGGCCTGAAATCACCGGCGGCAATGTCACGCTGCTGGCACTGAAGGCGATGGCCGATGAAGGCCTGGCGTGGCCGCTGATTGGCGGCAATGGCATTATTTACGGCATGTTTGTCGTAACAGATTTCTCGGCCACGCATACCGAATTTTACAGCGACGGCAGCGCGCGCAAGATAGGCTTTACCCTCAACCTGTTGCGGGTAGACGATTCATTGACCAGCATGTTCGGCGACTTAAAAAGGCAGGCGGAAGAACTGCAAAACCGGGCCAGTGACGCAGCGCAACGGGTGGGTTCTGTCATCAACAGCGTTACCTCTGCGCTGAGCGGAGGGCGCTGAGATGAGCGATATCGCCCCGATTCCGGTGCCTCTGCGCGTTGCGCCGACGCCGGACTTCAATATCAAAATTGAGACGAAGGATAAAACGGAAGATATTCGCCCACGGCTGATTTCTCTGAAGTTAACGGATAACCGTGGCTTACAGGCCGATCAACTGGAGCTGACGCTGGACGACAGCGACGGCCAGTTGGTCATGCCGCCTTTTGGCGCAAAAGTCGCCCTGGAGATTGGCTGGAAAGGACAGCCGCTTGCAAATAAAGGCATCTACCTCATTGATGAGGTCACCTACCAGGCGCGCCGGACACGATAACGGTGGTCGCCCGAAGCGCCGATTTTAGCGGTTCGCTCGATGTTAAAATCACTGATTCATATCCAGACATGACGGTTGGCGAGGCCGTGGAAAAAATCGCGAAACGTAATAACCTCAAGTGGAAAGTTTCGCAGGAGATAGCTAAGAAAAAGATTAAGCACCTCGATCAAACACAGGAAACGGACGGCACATTTATTACTCGTCTGGCTATGCTGGTTGGTGCGGTGGCGACAATTAAAAAAGAAATGCTGCAGTTCTTTGCCCCCGGGCAGGGCGTGACCCGTGAGCGGAAAGCCGATTTCACTCCTGAATCTGAACCGACAGGATGGCGATAAGTATGAGTACAAATTGTTTAAGCGCGACGATTACAGTGGCGTAGAAGCAAAATGGTACGATCAGAAAAAGGCGCAGCAGAAAGGGGTAACCGTCAACACGATACCGCCAGCAACACCGGCGGTGAACCCTGTCCATCCCGCGGCCAAAAATATCCCCACAATCGGGCAACAAGACCCGGGAAAAACCTATGTTTTTGGCAGCAATAAGAAGCTGTATGTACTGAATACGCACTTCAGTAGCCAGGAGGAAGCAGAGGAGGCGGCTAAGGCAAAGTGGCAGGAACTGCAACGCAACCGGGCTACGCTGAAGATCCTACTGGCGCTGGGTGCTGCGGAGTTGATTCCTGAAACGCCGGTCAAAGCTCAAGGTTTTAAATCGGTCATCGATAATCAAAAATGGCTGATTACCAATATCGTGCATACCCTCGATAAAAGTGGCTTTACCACCCAGTTGAACCTGGAGCTGATGACTGAAAACGTAGACTACATCTTAGTAGAAAATCAAGCGGGTTAGATTAAGTCTAATTATTGTTGCTTTTTGTTTAGCCTTTGGCTAATGTTGCACTATGCCAGAGAGGAGAACAACTATGATGCATTGCCCAAAATGTCAGACCGCCGCCCATACGAAAAGCAGCCGTTACG